TTACGGATTCGCGCGAATGAAGGTCCAGCGTTGGCGCTGGTGGCTCTCGGTGCCGGCCCGTACCGACCATAGCTCTACGATCACCTGTCCTTCATAGGTCGTCGCCAGCGTTGCGGTTGTGCCCGCGATCGCCGTCTGGCTGGCAAGTACTGCGTTGGTGTCCGCGCGCAGCAGGCGAGCGCTGTACGTGACACCGGCTTCAGGTCCGACGCTGGCCATGCTGGTGTCGATCAGTTGGTCGGCCTGGGCCAGGCGATCACGATGTGCCCACTCAAGCGAGACATCACCTACCACGTCGGTCGGCCAGCTCGCCTCATTGATCATCAGCTTGCCCGGTGGGTACGGCCTCGCTTGCCTACCTCCGAACAGGAGGCTGTCCACGGGGGCCAGCTCGGGGGCTAGGCGACCGCTACCGGTGTGCGGCAGCAGGCGAACCTGCACCGTTACGCCGGTGGAGTACTCCGTGGTGTTCTCCCCCAGGTAGTCGTCTGTGAACCAGATCCTTGTGCCTGCGACGTGCTGCTGGGCCGGCACGGTATCAACGCAGCCCCGGCCGAAGGTGAGCGTCCTCGTCGCCAGGTTGATGGCATCTACACGCACCAGCTCGTCGCCGATCATGGCAGCGGTGCCAGGCACAACCTGTTCAAGCCCATTGCCGTCTACCAGCTGCACCGTGCCGGCTGCGGGCCCTATGGCGGTTGCCAAGAGGGCTGTGGGGCTGAAATCGCCCTTGCCAGCAGAGGCAAAGGCCGCGCTGCCCACTCTGCTTTCGATCGCGTAGCCCAGCGACAGCGACGTCGGCCGCATGGCAAGCGTCGCCACATACGCCGAGGTAGGGTCCACCAGGAGCAGGTTGGCCGGATCGATCTGCCGCACCAGGTCGCGCCATGACACTTCCACCAAGCGCCTAACCGCAGCCACCGCCGGCGCGCGGTCAGGCGGTGTCCAAAGTGGAGGCTGCGGTGGGGTCAGACTGGTTGCAGGCATACCAAAAACATCCTGGACGACCGTCACGGAGATAGCGCCTCGATCAAGGGCGCCGTCGTCGTATCGGCCCACGCGCACGACGATGGTGCTGATACCACGCTTGAGGCTGCGAATGCGGAACGGTGCGCCTGGTTTGATCTTGCGCCCACGCCGATCCAGCTTGACCTTGAAGCGCTTCAGCCCCGTGGCTCTGGCGCGCAGCTCACGCACGGCCACTCGGCCGGCCAGGTCGGACGTCGGGATACCGGGGTACTCGATTGTCTGCGCGATGATCTGGTCGCTGCTCTGGATCGCAGCGAGGTTGCGCTCACGCTTGGAGTGGGTTGCGCCATCTATCGGGCTCACCCACTTGATGATGACTTCGTTGATGGCGCCGGCCGTCGCTGCGCTGTCGTCCTCCTCGATCGACAGCAACCCAGACTCTTCATCGAACAAAGGGAGCAACTCGGGATCGTAGTCGTCTCGGGTCAGCGTCAGCTCGAACAGCCCGGTGTAGCGGCTGACGAACAGGTTTCCGGCGATGTGGTCGAGCACGTAGCGCACGAAGGTGTCCAGAGAGTCCTGCCGGACCCAGCGCAGGCAGAGCCCAAACCCTTCTGTATAGAGCTGATCGGCGGCCGCCCGGAAAGATGCGTCGTCGATGCGGCTGGGATCCATGTTGCCCAGATCCCGATCAGTCAGGCACTGATAGATGATGTGCGCCGGATTCATCGCCTTGATCTCGCCACCGTTGAGGCTGATCACGCACTTTTCCGGGTACCAGGGGCCATCATCCCAACCGGATAGCGCGCGGCGCACCCTGAGCTTCCAGGGCTTGGGGTACGGGTTGAGGGAGGTGACCAGACCGTCGTAGAACAGCGTGCAGACGCCCCGAAAAGCCGGGACTAGGCCGCCCAGCATTGCAGCAAGCCGCGAGTTCACTGTTTGGTCAGGCGCGCCCATCATCACGTCGAGCGTGCCGGCGATGCCGCCTTCGCCCTCGTCACCGCCGAAGAGGTTGGGCGCGTCGATGGAGATGGTCTGGTTGCTGGTCACGCTGCCGTGCCATGCGGTCTTGCCACCCACGCTGACCTCGACCAGCTCATCAATCGACTTACCCACGCCCATGTGGATCCCGAAAAAGTAGCGATAACCGATGGTGACCTTCTTACTGCTGCCCATTGGCAACCTCCTGCAGAGCCCAGTCGACCAGGTGCTTCGCCAGAGCGTCTCCCGTGGCCAGTAGTTCGTCGGCTGCAATGCCGCCATCTCGAACGATCCGAGACCAGTCGAGCCCCAGCCGGGCAGCATGGGCGCGTGCGCCCTTGTGGCAGAATCCGCGGCCGTTCCAAGCCGGTGCGCTGTGCAAATGGTCCAGCGTTACCAAAAAGGTCATTTGCCGCTCTTCGTCTTGATTGGGTAGATGCGGTAGTTGCCGTAGGTCAGAACCATCCAGTCGGGCGTCCAGCAGTCGCCGAAGAAGAAGCACACTTCGGTTCCCTCGTCAGACTGAGGAAAGTCGAAGTCCTGAAACGCAGCCGGTTTAGGCGCAACGTTTTTCGGTCGGTTCTTGTACGAGACGTATGCGCTGACAGCCATCAGCGCCACGTAGACCCAGAATTCCCATCCCATCGCCTTTACCTCCTAGAAAACCGGATTGCCATCGAACGGCGAGGCGCCTGCCAGGTGCGCAATGCCGCCGTAGTTGTTGAGGTTGTTGAACTTGCTGTCGCAGGTCGCGATGCGCTGGTCGCAGCCGGCGTAGACGCGGATTGCGCTACCCAGCTCGATGCCGGCGGTGCCGCCCATCAGCCAAAGGTCTCCGCCAACCTGGCGTTCGATCATTCGGGTGTCGTACTCGCCAGAGCCGATGGACCACTCGATCCAACCGGCGGTGAACCAGCCGTTGCCGTAGCTCGCCAGAGCCCCGTTGCTCACCTTGGCGCCATCCATCGACTGCACCGTTGAGTTCACCCGGTACAGGTCTCGGTTGACGTTGCAGCCAACGCCGTAGAGCGCCCGATGGCACGCCCGCTCCCAGCAGTGGCGCAGGCCCTGCTTGGTCATGCGCGCAGACAGCGGGGAGCAGACGATGCGGCACTGATCGAGGCGCGGCCGAGAGACGCTCTGGATCTCGCCTGCCCAGGCAATCTCTACGTCGGGCTCGCTGTGGTGCATGTCGAAGATCGTCAAGGCAACTGCACGCGAAGGAGGTACGCCACGGTAGAGAGCAGCGACCTCGAGGTCGGCCGGGCCGGTGATGTTCAAGACATCGACGTTGGGATCCCCAGACTGGCGGATGCCGTCGTCTGCGATGCCGCCTCGGACTGTCTTGAATATCTGCGTGGAGAGCGTGATATCCCGATCCGCCGTGCAATAGAGCCAGCGCATAACGCCACGGCTGAACTGATAGAGACGAATCGGAGCCCCTGTTGCTAGCGATGTCTCGCGGCTGTCAAAACTCATCGTCGCGCTCCTCCCGGAACACCGTTGCCCAGGTGGCAACGCCTTCGCTGTCGGTCACGTGCTCTAGCTCCTGCGTGTCGTCAGAGAACCTGCAAAGGACCATCCAGCTGACTCGCATGATCTGGCCAGGATCAACATCGATCCCCAGGGGCGCATCAAGGCCCAGGCGCTCGACGTCGGCGGAAAGCTCGACAGCACCGGTAATTCGGCGCATCAGCACCGTGCCGTTGGTCAGGGTGATATGGATGTCACGGCGCCCCGGACGGCCTCCGCTGAAGCGCGTGTAGCCAATCCCAGCCACATCAATGGTGTTGGCCAGCGCCGA